AAGTTCACCACTGGAGAATGTAATACCCGTTACGCTATCAACATCTGCGATAGGCTTACTAACCTCTAAATACATTTTTCCGTTCGTTTGGTCTACTGTGATTGTGGATTGTTCGGATAATAATCCTCTTGATGGAGCGCCATATGTACTTTCTTGGTTACCGATACTAGTGTGGGATTCTTCTCCCTCTCTAAGTCCGATATAGATGGCTCCTCGAAGCATCTGTTTATCCTGTGGCATTGTGTATACAATAGGTATTTCCGGGGGAGCCGGGTTACGTTTTTCGTCATATACATAAGCCTTGATAAACGCTTCTCTTACGGTTGGTTGAACCTCTTTTAATAGTTCATCTATAATATAGCGGTTCGTCAACAAATTCCCCAGAGTACTTTCTATCTGGGTATATAGGTATGTATCAATACTAGATAACAAATTTTATCCTCCTTTCTAAACTCTAAACACCGTTCTTCATATTCCACTTCATAAGCCTGTTAACGTTCGATACGAAGGTTTTAGAAGTGTTGTTAACGGTTACCTTACCTCTATTCACAATCCAGCTACTAGCAGGTGATTTATCTGATACGGTACGAAATGCTACATAGTCATGTCGATTATTTCCCACTTTAATCTTCGTGATGTTGTTAGAAGTAGGAGTGTAATTTAACATACCTGCATCAGATGATTCTCTCTTATCGTACAAGTAGTCGGATATAACAGTTTTACGTGTGTTCGGTTGGATATCGATAGCCCGTAGTTGTTCGTACATCCTACGTGACATACCTCTTGCTTTCCTTCTGATTGGAACTGTAAGGTACCATCCGCCATTCTTACTTGTTTTACGCTTGCTGCTTTGCGCGAAGTAAGGCTTAAGGTCGATGACACCCATAGAATCCAATCGTTTTTCTGTTACTTGCAGGTACTTAGGCTTTCTTTTAACTTCCATACCTTGCGGTTTACTCTTAGCGATAGCTTGTGCGGTTTCATCGAGAACCTGATTACTTAAATTATTTCCCAGATTGGTAAGAGCTTTTTTCATCTGTGACTGACTCTGGAAAATTCTAGGTCTTCTATTGTTCTTCCTAACCATTCTTAACCAATCCCTTTGAAGAACCCGTTTAATCCATCTGTGCTAGGTTTACGCTTCGCATCGATGATAGTATCTACTTCCTTATTATTAACGCCAACTTCGAATGCTTCTTTCTCGATGAAAATATCCTCACGCTTTAGTAACAGCTTTTGAACTGCATTGTGTTGTGAGTAATCCATATCTCGTACATATCGATGTTCTTTCAATAGGTCAGCTACTAGATATCGCAATGTAGTGTCGATATTAATCGATATGTTGTATCCGTCTAGATGCTCTTTAGGGAAGAATAGATTCTTGTTGTAATCTACCGTGTAATCTTGTCCCTCTAATAGTTCACCTTTCATAGATGTAACGAACTCGATTTTCTTCACATCATAGACCATGAAGAATCCATGCTTTATACGATTAGGTGAAGCGTCAAAAATGAATGACTGTGATATAACAGCTTTAGGGACTGTGATTCTATCACGGAATGCGATTCTTGTTTTTCTTTCTGGTGTACCTATTGCGGAACCAGTATCGATTAATCCTAAGTCCCCGTTGAATACACCTTTCTCTTGGGATTGAATCATCATACCTATTTCTCTAGCAGGTAGGTAGGCAATCCCTCTACCATGACAAATTTTACAACTCTGTTGTGGTTGTCTTGTTGCTCTATCCCGGCAAGGACATAAATAAGATTTCTCCCATATCACACGTTGAGCAAAGTTGTCAATATGGCTATCTAAGTCAGCTATTCTGTGTGTAGCCTGTGCGGTAGCTTGCAACATATACGGTTTATCCGCCATACTCTACCTCCTCTCTTAAATAATTCCTAAGTTAACTCCGTAGTAAGATTTCAATCCATCTACTAATTCTTGAATATCTCTATCTAGCTGCATGATATCGGCTGATGCTCCACCATACATAGCAGATTGAGTTGTATCAATGTGTTGTGAAATTCCATCGATACTGATGTCCATAGACGCGATACCTGCACCTACGATTAAGCGACCCCATTGTTGGAATACTTCTTTTAAAGCAATCTTGATAATGAGTGTCCATAAGTCAGGATGCATTTCCCACGGTTGCGATACACCTCTTCGTTTTGGTGGTAACATACCAGCTACATACTCTACATGGAACATCTGTGGAGCGTAGTTATTACCAACTAAATGTGGAATACCTGCAATCATAGGGTAACCGGAGTATGCTTGCGCTAAATTCATGTTCTGACCCTGCTCTGACAGCATTAGAGTCGGTAGCATCTCTAAATGACCCTCTAGCTTATAAACCTTCCACCACTTCGTAGGGTAGTTAAAAACAGTTCCTCCACCATACTCTAATGTAACCTTCTCTGCTTGCATGATTGGTCGCTGATGTGTGCGAAGGAACATGAAGCTTTCAAAGTCATTACGGTAGTAATCGTGGTGTTCAGAGTTATATCGAGGGAGAATTACGATGTCTAACTTCTTCTCTGCTTGCGCTACAGCCTGTTCTATTTTAGATTGATAGAACTCATCCGGCATGTATTCACCAGTTCTAGGGTCAGTAACAACAATACCGAAGTGATTCATCTTAACGGCATCTACGGTTAATCCATAGTCTTCTAGTCGGAGTTTTTCAATATCTTCTAGAGAGATTAACTTCTCGTTATTATGCTGATACTGATATCCTCTTTCTTCATTTGTGAACATACACAACCCTACTCCCTATTATTTTTCTTCTTTATCTGCTTTAGGTGCAGCTTTTTTAGGTGCGGCTTTCTTAGCTGGAGCCTCTTTCTTTGGTTCCGGCTTCTCTTCTACTAGAGTGAATCCTTGAACGTGCGCTAAAGCCTTTTCTACTTCTGGTTTAATTTCTACAGCTTCACCTTTCTCATTGAAGGTAATGTCTCCGAAGGCGGATGCTACTGTCTTTCCTGCTAATTGTTCATTTACTAACATAATAAATCTCCTTTATATCGTATTTTTGAAATAAAAAGGAGCAGATTTTTTGTCTGCTCCTATTCAGTTTTTTTATTTAGTTGTCAAAGTACGAACACTATGATATTATCAGGTTAGGGTATGGTAGTTTTTATAAATCGTACCTCCTCAATTAAGAGGTAGGTACGTCTATCTATTAAAACCCTAACTAGTTTTGGTATGTATTAATTAAGGACGGTAAGTAACATCTGCTGCTAGAGCTGGGATGTACTGAACGTTCTTGATACGAACCCATTTCTTAGGAGCGTATAATGCTAATGCGCCGTACCATAACACTGTGAATGTTGTAGTAGCATTCATTTGAGCTAATGGTAACTTCATCATAGGAAGTAACTCTAGTAAACTAATTACTTGTGGAGTTAATTCACCGATGAATACATCAGTTGTCTCAGGAATTACTTGGTTACGGTCAACGAATGTGATTACACCATTTTCGTCAGCTTTAGCAAGTGGTACACGAGCAACTAAGAAGTAATGCCCTGTCTCGTTACCTTGACGGTATACAGAGATGAATTGCGGTTTAGCTTGGTATAAAGATTGAAGCTTAACTGCGATTGATACAGAGTCAGTAGGGTTAGCTACTACTGCTGTTACTGCGTCTGATGCTAATGATTCTGCATCGTCAGAGTGTACTACAACTTTGTAAGAATGTGTTTTGACATCCTTAACCGGACGGAACTTACCTTTGTCTGCTGTTTTAACTGTAGCAACTACAGATGCAGGAGCTTGAGGTGCGTTTGGCTCTGGGATACGGTCAACTAGGATGTTATCATTTTCCATGATTGTAGAACCATGTAAGTTAATTGCACCACGAGTAGATAAGAATTGGTTGATAGAGAAACCAGTTGAGAATCCACCAGCTTGTGACGGTTGGATAACACGTTGACGGTCTAATAGGTTGTTAGTGAAGTCAGCTTGTACACCGATTGGCATAAATGCATCAGTAGCTCGTCCATAACCTTTACCTACGATTACAGCCGCTTTGTTTAAAGTAGCCTCATCTAAACGTTCCCCAGCTAAGTCGATAACGTTAGTTTGCTCATCGATAAGTTTTGTTAAACCATCGAACTCGATACCAGCTTGATTATCTGCTTCTGCTGCTAATGCTGCATCTCCGTAAAAGATTGCCCACTCGATAGATTTAGCGATAACAGAAATTGCATCCTCTGTCAAGATTGTCATTGGGTCAGCGATGTTGTTAACTAAACCAGCAGCAAGTGATTGTTGCTTAGTATCAGATAAGAACTTCATTTGTACTGTCTTTTGACGGATGTTAGGGTCATTGATAGATGCTACCCCTACCTCACGAACGAAACGAGAGTGACCAGTACGACCATGTTGATTGAAGACTGCGTATTTAGCTACTGTTGAGTTAACTTGTTGTTTGTTAATCAACGGATAAATAGTGAAATCTCCATTTGTGAATGCAAGCATTTTTACTTGGTCGTCTAAAAGTTCGCGACGTAAAGCTGCTGCGTCTTGCTGTGTATCTGGAGTAATACCAGTACCAGTTGTAAATGACTTCGAAACTAGTTCTTTTAACTCTGCTTCTGCACCAGCAGGGAGCTTACGAGCTTCGACTTTCTGTTCTTTTTGTAATTCTGTCATTTATAAATTCTTCCTTTCTAGTATATGTATTTTATATATTTTATTGATAACGTAATTTATCTCCCCTTAACTCTATTATACCACAAATGGAAAAGGTAACTTAGGAGGAGGGAAGCTACCTTTTCATATTTTTAGAGCCTACGAGTATAATATAACACTTCTTACTTATTTTTTTCGAAGATGGATTACTTACCTAAAACTTTTTTGAAGATGTCGATATCTTCTGCTGTTTCGCGTCCTTCTTTAACACGGTTTACCGCTTGGAATACGCGATTGTTTGTTCCCGGGTCAAAGCCACTAGCGATAGCGATATCAACGACTGTAGAAGCATGGTCAGCAGCTTTAAATACTTCTTCCACTACCTCTTCTTCTACTTCCTCTTCGACAGCAGCGTTAGCAGATTTTTCGATATATTCTACCGCTTTACCTTCTAACTCTTCTTCTTCAACAGGTGCCATAGATTTCTCTACAACTTCCGTTTCTTCTTCCTTAACTTCTTCTTCTTTTACCTCAGGTTCTTTAACTTCTTCTTCCTTCGGCTCTTCCGCTACTTCTTTTTTTAACCTCTTCTTTCTTAAGGTTCTCGAAATGTTTAGCGATATTTTCAATCATAGGAAGGATAGATTTAGTAACTTTTTCGACAATAGAATCCTCAGAGTCTTTAAGTTCTTTTCTAACGCCCTCATAAGACTTTACAACGGCTTCGAACGCAGATAATAGTTCTGCACCAGAAATCAATTCAGAAGCTTCTGCTGGAGCTGTAGGAGCCTCAGATTTCTTAACTTCTTCCTTTTCTTCTTTCTTGTCTTTATCTTTACCTTTTTCCTTGTCCTTGCCTTTTTCTTTCTCGTCCTTCTTGTCTTCTTTGTCTTCTTTTTTATCAGCAGACTTTTCGACAACCTCTTCGTCCTCTTCTTTAGCCTCTTCGGATTTTTCTTCCTCTTTAGGCTCCTCGGCTTTTTCTTCTTCCTTCTCTTCTGGTTCCGGAATTTTAGCCTCGGCTACAGGGGTAACGTCTTGTTCAACAGATAAGTCCATAGATTTTTCTACAACTTCCTTTTCTGACATACCCTCTAGTTCTTTCGTTAACTCAGAAATTTTTACTTGTGTCATTAATTATTGCTCCTTTCTGGATTTCGAATAAAATGTTTTTAGTTTTTCTAATGCTTCATTTCTAGAATACCCTTTAGCAATCTGCAAAAATAGCATCGCGCACTCCGGAGTATTTCTATCCATTGCATCTAGGTAATCTCCTATCTTATCCCATGTCTCTGCAAACTCTTTATCGTCAGATTTCTTTAACGTCCATGTTAGGTTGTAAAGGCTTCTAGCAAATGATTCTGGACTTAATGCTCCAGCGTCGAGAGCGTTGTCTGGTGAAATAGGATAACCAGCCGTAAAGGACTTCATGAAATGTTCCCATGTTGCAAATGGGTTAGCTGGGTTTGTTGTTACTGCTACGTTTGTGACGCGTAACTTTTTAAGAATACGAGGGTCTTCTTCATCCCGTCCTAAACCGAACCCCTCTACAGAGAATCCTAGTTTGCGTTTTACACCGGACTTTTGGATGTTTGTTGCTAAATCCCACATACTCTTAGCGTAAGGGTTGTCCTTATATAGTTTACATTCAACATATAAACCAACGTCTGGGTCAACATATGTCCCTTCTGTTGGAACTCCTATTTTGTAGAAGTCTCCTTGTTGATGCTCGTAATTTATGTATCCATGTTGCAAGAAGTAATCAATGTCAATCCCGTTAGGGTCAACAATATCGTCTTGTCTGTCTAAGTCACGAGTTGTTGCGTACCCACGAAGATACCAAGATTTCTCGGAAGGAGAATCGTCATTCTTTTTAATAGATTCTTCAATATCGATTGGTACGAACATATTAAACTTACCTGTTGCTTTATCCACGTATGTTTCCAAGTGCATTCCTCCTTTCTAAGTGGTACGATAGTAACTGATATTAATATAGCAAAAGTACCACTTAGTCGAGGGTTATTCTAATTTTTGTTGGTTAATTTGTAATA